GCGTGACTACTAAATTTGCCAGATCAGTCATTTCTTTCTCGCACCGATCATGCTGCGGAATAGGCCAAACAAGCCGGAGCGCTCGTCAGCGGCTTTCTTGTTTGGACTCACTAGTAGAAAATCTTTCAACTGATGCTCACCTTTAAAATTCCCGCGCCGGATTTCCCGGGAAATAATTGCCGCGTGAAGATTATCCCGGTACGGTCCCCACGGCTCTTCAATCCAGTAGCGTTGGAGCAAGTCATAATCGGATGCGCTTAACTCCGGAACTTCACTTGGCGGAATCCCAAGAGCCAGACTCACTCTGCATCTAAAGAGCTCATCCGGCATCAGACTTTTTTTCTGCGCCCTCCCTAGCCAATCCCGAAAGCTTCATGATCGTTAGTGCAAGCTCGCTGACGACATCGCTTGGATAAGCGTCAGCTTCATCTTCAGTGACGCGGGGATTAACCGCGCCAAGCGAAATCAGGAGCGAAGGGCCACGGTACTGATCTACCTGCGCAGCCTTCACCCACTGAGATCGCTCAGCGTGGGTCAACTCCCGAACCACAAACGCCTCATCTCGCACCGTCACAGTCGTTTCTTTTAGCTTGAACTTGGGCATGTTCTTATCCTTTCATTTTTCAGCGTTGTGGATCCAATCAGGAAGTCGGCACCGTGACGGAACCGCTGATCTTGAGCGTGAAGCTCACTTCAGCCTTGCCGCCGACCGGAGCCGTGACGTTCCATCCCAGTACCGAAGCGCTGAATTCAAACGCCTCTGGCGGGGAAGTATCGTCAGCGAGAAGTCTAAAGACTTCCGTGGTATGATTCTTGAACGCTTGATACAGCGCCAGAATCGTTGGGTCCCCTGAAAGGTAATTGCACTTCAGGGTGATCTGTGCACCGTCAGCGAGTCCCGAGCGATACACCCGGGCATCGTCGCAAAGTGACGTTACATCGATCTGTGGTTTGTTCTCACCGATCGAACCGGCATCAACCACCGCGCAGAAATCTGCGAACGTGGGCGGCGAGCCGCTGCCGATTTGAAAGGTGAACTCATTGCCTATGCGAGTAAGGCTTGAGGCCGGTTCGGTCATCTCTAATCTCCTTTGCTATGCCAAATAACCAACGAAGTCGACACCCTAAAATATCCCGGCTCAGGGTCAAGGAGTTGAACTTCACCCTCCTGCCGGATGGACGCGACGTGAGTGCCACCCATCGCTCCACGGAAATCTATTAAGCAATCCTTCAGCGCTTCGGCAACTTGCAACGCCTCCAGATAACTTTTTGCGTAGCTATCGAATTGATAAACCGCTTCAGTCATTAAGTCCTGCGCGCAGTAAGTGCCGCCAACAACGTCTGATATTTTCGAGAATACCACGAAGGGCGCGTCAACCCGTTGCGGTGCAAGCAAGGCATACACGCGCCCGGTGATCAGCGCCCGGAGCGCTGAATCATTCTTCAATCGATCAAACAGCCCTTCCTCGATCATAGCGGTATCGAAGTCGATGAGATGCCTCTGAGCTTGCAAACCTTCACAATATAAAAATTCAGACTATCAAACATCCCTTGCTTTATCTCGCCCTGCTTTTCCTTAAACGCGGGACGCAGCCACGGATGGGGCGGCGCGCGCTTAGTGCCGCGCTCAACGAATTGCACCGCATAGTAGGCGCGCTTGTTCACGCCAACACTCGCCTTGGTCGTCTTTTTATCTTTCGACAAAAACGTCACCAGCCGGATATGCGCTTTCGCATAGCCGGGCTCAATCGTCTCACCCTTATAGCTCCGGTGCGCCTCCAGCGCCACAGGTATCTTGCTGCGCGCAGCCTCGCGCACCGGCTTCATGCCATCGCGCCCGGATTTGCGCAGCGCCTTGCCATCCTCAAGGCTCCCGAGCTTGCGCAGCTTAAAAACAAGCTCATCAACTCCCTGTAAATTTGCGTCATCCATGCGCGCTATTCCCGGAAGCCGTCAGCGTTGCGGCGAGTACACATCAGGGAGATGGTTTTTCGGCCAGTATCCGCGTCCGGGAGCATGGCAGTAACATCGTAGATATCGCTGCCGTGCAAGACACGCATTGTTTCTAAAACGCCCGGACGCCATCTGATCGTGATGCTCGTATCCACTGTAGACTCGATCTGCCTCGCAGAAAAAAATTCTCTGCCACTGATAGGCTCGATGACCGCTGGAATACCGCTTGCGAAAGTGGTCCATGTTTCTAGGATGCCTCCGGCTGAATCACGTGTCGTGGTCCGCGTCTCCAGCGTTATCCGGTGCCGGAACCGCCCGGCTTGGATTGCGAAACTCCCGCGCGCTCCTAGTCCTTGAAGTGGCATGTTTAGGCTCCAGCTTGCTCGCCAGCAAATCTAGCGGGCGGCGCAGGAGCGGTGGCAACTTGCGGCGCGTTCTCTCGCACAATTGGCAGGCCATCAAGCGCATCCTTTAAGTCCATCGAAGGAAAACATTTCAGCGCAGAGCCGGGAGTGCAATTGATTATCTCAGCGCGCTTCATGAACTCTGCCGCTGCCCGCTTAAAAGAATTGATGAACAAATCGTAGCGCGAACGATAGCTACGCCGCCAGAAGTGATCGCCAAACCAATGCTCGCCGCGCTTACAGTGCATATCGAAGCCGCATAGCAGGATGCGGCGTGCGCCCAGATGAATCGCTAGGTGAGTGGCGGCGAATCCGGAATTGCTCCCGGTGCGAAGGTGCGTGGTGCGCTCGTCAAACCCGTTCACGCCACCGTGCTGCATTGCATGGATATCATCAGTGATGATATGCGGCGCGATTCCGCCGATATGATGCACAGTGAATTTCCTGCCCTTGAACTGCGCGGCTTCCTTCTGGTAGTTATACCACCACTTAGAATCCGAAGCGTAAAGGATATCCGCCCACGGTGCCATGGCCGGTCGCCCGGCAAACGCAATGCCTTGATTGTTCACCGCGATCGCACGGCACCCGGACGTGCGCACTTGCTCCGCGACTTGCAGAGTCATGGATGGCCCGCTCGCCAATATGGCGCACGTTTGCCCTTCCCATTCGCGCGTGATCTTCATCATGCCATTGCCGGGCCACGGTGTCGCCAGACTAAATCCATCGCCGCCTGCGATAGCGGCTGCGGCGAGCGGAACGCATCGCCATCGCGATTCTCATACATCGCGCCAACCGTGAGCAGCGTCGCCGCGATTACTTCCGGTGGAATATTATTCGTGATCGGCTCCCCGAACTCATCCACCCAGTCGAACGCGGTTTCATAAACGTCCACCTTCAGGTAATTGATCATGACGCCTGAAGCCTGCCGCCGCATCCGGTCTATCTGCGCATCGTCCATGTCGTGGTCGACTCGTAGATGTTCCTTGCACTCAGTGAACGTCACCAAGTTCATCGGGATTGCGGGAACCACCGGGCTCATTTCTTATCCCTCCCATCGCGCCCTTTCTTAACGCACAACACCCAAGTGCCATCCGTCCCGGGCTTGGTGGTTGAGCCTTTCGGAGTGATCCAGATATTTCCGCCGAACGTAACCATGGACGCAGGTTCATAGCTCGCGTCGCTTTCACTCCACACGCCCTCATATTTCGGGAATGGAATGCTAATCGCCTTGACCACTAAGCCCTCGCGCTTGAACAGTAACATGCGCGCGTCGTAGTCCAGCTCGATCTCATCGACGTTTAGGCCGTCAACTCCATCGCGCGGCTTCGGCAGCGCCTTAATGAAATCGTCAACCTTGCTCCTAAAGGTGCGCTCCGCTTCCAGCATCCACTTGGACATGCCTGCGTCTAGGAAATCGCGCACATCATCGAGCGTTAGCGCTTTCCCTTCAGGTCCGCGCTCGCCTTGCTCACCCTTTTCTCCGCGTTCACCACGCTCGCCTTTATCGCCTTTGCTGCCTTGGTCTCCGCGCTCTCCATCTTTTCCCTGAGCGCCGTCACTTCCGTCTTTACCGTTGACTCCATCTCTGCCGTCTTTCCCCGGAGTGCCAGCCACGCCTGCTTCACCGCGCTCGCCGGGCGCACCACGGCCACCGTCCAAACCATTTTCGCCAGCTGGACCAGCCGGGCCCACATCACCTGCATCACCTTTTTCACCGCGCTCTCCTTTCTCGCCCCTCTCAGGCGTCCGTGATTCCAGAGCCTTCACCCGGGCGAGCAATGGCTCAACGATTTCCTTAACCGAAGCGGCCAAGCTTTCGGCGAGCATCTTCATATTCATGAGTTCACCGCTTGCTTGAATTCGCCGATCGCGTCGGCAAAGAATTTTCCAAACGCTGCGCCAGCATCCTCGCCGTCAGCCGGAGTATCGCCGCCGCCCTCATCCTTTTTCGGAGCCGGGAGCGCGCCCGCCGTTCCGCCCGGAGTAGACGTTGGTGGGCCAGCCGCATCGCGCTCTGCGAGTGCGGACAATGAATAATTCTGCACTTGCAGATAGGGCGAATCGCCGCCCTTCACTGGCGGCAAGTTCTCGCGCTGCCGCGCCTCATTGGGCGACATCATGCCCGCGCTGATTCCGTTCTTGTAAGTGGTGTAGCGCGTCGAAGTATCCATGCGGAGCAAGGCGTCTAGGTCTAGCTTCACCGCCATCTCCAGCGCTGTCTTTGCATCGTAGAGCCCAAGCCCTTCGGTCATGCCGCACTCGATGCCTTCCATGTGCGTTTGCAGGCACTGGCTCCAGTACTGCTGAGTCATCGCTTCGATATTCGTATAAGTCGGCGGCGTGTCCATGCCGACCATGAACGCAGGCACGCCAAACGCAGAGCAAACCATCTGCGCCGATAGCTTCAGTTGCTCAACCTGCTGAGCTGCCGCTGCCGTGATCGTCACCGGCTCGAATTTCAATCCATCCCCGAGTACGGCGACGCGCCCAACATTGTGCCCGGTGAAATTCTCCACCCAGTGCGCCTTGAGTCGCGCCGCCGTCTCATCCGATATCGCGCCCGGTGCCGTCAGGATGCCCGAAGGCTGCGCCATGTTCTTAAAGAATGCCGCGCTCGCCTTTTGCATCGCGTGGCCCTGTATCGCCGGGAGCGAGCAAGCGAAGATGGGCGATGTTCCGATCAGCGGATGAAACAGCCCGGGCATCCGATCGTGAATTATCTCGCTCGCCGGGACCACTTCTGTCGCGTCAAAGACTTCCGACAGCGGATCAAGTCCCAGTTGATAATAGATGCTGCCATCCGGAGTAATCAACGGGCGCACGCGCGTTGGATCCAGCGGATAGAGCTTGGTGACTATGTTTCTGTTATCGCGCTGCTTCAGAATATAGGTGTTGCCCGCCAGAAGCTTCGATATCATCCATTGCTGCAAAAATTGATTCTGGCTTTGATAATCGTTCGGCTTATAGATCACTGCGGCAAACGGCGAATTGCGCGCGATCTCAATCCAGATTTTGTCCTTGGTCTGCTCCATCAAGCGGATGGGCATCTTTCCGATATCCTGCGCAATGCGCGTCATGCAGGCGAACACCGGAGTGAACGCCAGCAACGTCTCGCGACGCAGAGTGATGTTCTGTTGCCACGCGCCTGCGTAGCCTTCGCGGATTATCGGCCACCAGCCGCCATCCGGCTCGCTCCAGTGCGCGATGTCGTCCGCATTCTTGCGGCCACCGCCAAACGTAATGTTGAACGGTCCTATGCGCATTCGATCTGCTCCACCTTATCTGCGCTCGTGAGCTTGCGTGCGCGAGTCGGCAGGTAAGAAACGGCCTTGCCCTCAACGAAAGACATGCCCCGGGGCGGCAGCGGCGGCGCGCGAGTCGGATTGATCGCTGACGGGCAATTCTGCGTGAGCCCGATCGCAGCCATCATCAGCGCCTCCTGCGGTGGGCACTCGAAAATATCGCCGCGCTGATAGACGCTGCGGCCCAAAGTCAATTTTGATTTCAGCACTCGCACCAGCATCGTCATTTCTCCCGTTAAAGGATGGCCGCGCCTGCCACATGAAACAAACGCGGCCACCCGCTCCCCAACTACTTCAGGAACTCAGCTCCCGTCATAGTTCACGTCATCAATGACCTGCACCGCCGCAGAGCGGCGACGCTGCCAGTTGATGAACCGCTCAGCGCGAAGTGCCACTGAGTTGGTCTGGAACATCGACACCATGTCGTTGGTCTGCGTCGGCGTGCCCGAGTTATTCGCCGGGCCATCCGACATTTCCAACGAAGCCTCACGGCTCGCGTCGACCGTCACCGCGCCGTCATCTGCCATCCAGATGTCGGAAGCGTTCACCAGGATCATCATTGCGCCGCCCGACTCATTCGGGACGTATTGCGAAGTGATGACTGGAATTCCCTCAAGCGTCCCGCCGTTCAGCGTGATGCCCGGGAACTCCGCCTGACCGAACGCATTGCGCAACAGCGAAAGCTGCAACGCCGTGGTGGCCTGCATGATCCACACCGCCGACTGCGGCGAGATGTTGGCGGCAATGAAGCCGCCCATCGCCACTGCGATATCGGCGCGAACGTCCGCAGCCGTGCCGCCTGCCGAATGGTGCGTGGTCGCACCGTTCGTGATCGACGCCGGGGAGACGTTGGCCACCAGAATTTTCGTGGGGTCCACGAAGTCCGTGTCCAGCCGTCCGATCAGCGCAGAGCTGAGGCCATCGCGCACAAGTGCTTCCGCCGAAGGATTGCTGAAGCGCAGCAACTCTTCAGTCAACACCGAGATGGCCGCGACTTTCGCCCAGCCCAGATAGGTGTCGTTGAAGTCAAACTTGGTGAGCGGCTTGCCCTTGCCCTGCCCAACCCAGTACCCGGAGCCGCCCGAAGTCTGCCCACGGATGTGGACGTTGAACGGGATCATGCGCAGCGACGGAATGCCGCCTTGGCCGAACTTGCCAATGATCGTCTGCGGACGCAGGTACTCGATGAAATCGCCTGCAAACTGATTGTAGGCAACCAGCGGCGAAGCCCATGTCGCATCTGTCGTGGTGCCTGCGGCGACGGCAGTCTTGAGCATGTCGCCGACCAGCCCGCCCTTCAGCCCGCTCTTGAGCACGTTCGCAATCTGCGGCGTGTCCGGGTAGTGCAGCCGTGCGAGTGCGGCAGCGGTGGACATGTCGCCCATCGCAGCGCCCAAGCATTTCACGTACCGCGCGAACAAGATGCCCTTTTCGAGCTTCTTGGCAAGGTGCGTGGTCTGCACATGCGCGCCACGGCCAGCGGCATTCGAGCGCAGAATGCGACCAGCGCGCTCTGCATCCGTATCCAC